GGATATCAACCAGCTCACCGGCCGCGGAATTCCGATCATCCAGGAACTGGCTCATCAGTTCGGTGTGACGGATGCTGAGGTTAAGAAGCTGGTGTCTGACGGACAGGTCGGGTTCGCGCAGTTACAACAAGCGTTCGCAGACATGACCAGCGAGGGCGGCAAGTTTGCGGGAGGGATGGAGCGACTGAGCGAAACCACCACCGGGAAGATATCGACACTCAACGACAAGTTTGAGGCGATGAGAGTGACGATCGGCGAACAACTATTGCCAACAGTCGAGCGGCTGGTGGATACGCTCGACAGTATGTTCGCTGCAGACGGGCCGGCAATGACGGGGCTGCAGTCATTCATTGGCGGAATTAATGACCTTACGGCGTCAATGTCAGCGTTCGAGGGCGGCATTCTGAACCCCGGATTCAATTTCCAGAAGTTCGAGCAGCAAGAGCTGCAACGAATGCAGCAGAAACAACAAGCGGACGTTGTAAAGGCGAACGAGCGAGTCAATCGCATTGTGGCCGATCGGAAAGCCGCCATGCCGGCGAATCCGGCAGCGGCAGCGATGGCGATTCCAGGGGATATCCCCGCTGCAATCATCACCCGGGTGACAAACGATATGGCCGAGGTCGTGAAGCCTGCAATCGTCGACGGGTTCCAGGATGCCGGCAGGTTCTCAGCACTGCCGGCATCGGCGATTCAACCACCATCGGTGCAGTTCGCAGGGGCTGCTGAGCGCGGATCGCAGGATGCTTACCAGGTCATTGCTCGCAACGTGTTCGGAGGCCGGCAGGACAAGCAAACTATGGAGCTTGAAAAGCAGACGGGAGAGCTGCAAAAAATCTCAGGGCTGCTGGCAGCGAAGAAGCCCGCGAAGGTGGTCGCCAGCTTTACGTGAGACTCACCATTCAGGTCGGGGGCTGGCCGAGGCTGCCCCTGACCGCGCACCCCACGGGCACCCCAGGCGGCCGAGGGGGGAGGGGGGGGGCAATCCCTGAGGCTGCAGGCCGCGAAACCACACGCCCCCGGAACGCGTAATATCGCAGCAAAACAGTTAGAGCACGGGCGAACACGGCGAATGAGCCCCTGTAAACCTCGCTGGAGCCGGCAGGAAGGCGCAGGACAGCGACGGAAGTAGCTTCCATGTCGCCACGTTCAGGAGGGTGGAAAAATACTGGTGCTGACCCTGAAGGCCGGCCAGGAAGTCCGCATCGGCAACGGTGTGACGGTGCGAGTTTGCCGCACAGGTCGCGGCACTGTGAGGCTCGGCATTGATGCACCACGTTCGGAGCACATCCAACGCGGTCCCGTCCCTGCAGATGAGCCGGCGGCGAAGCATGGGGCAAACCAGCATGGAGGTCGTGATTCGACGTCCATGGACCACCGAGACAACACCGAAGGCATCCTGCGGCGGCTGGCAACGGCGAGATAGGGCGGGGTGATAGGTCGTGCAATACACGAGCTATGGGTCAGCACTCCTGCACCGAAGGCATCCTGCCGGTGCTGGCGGTGATTGTTGGGAGCGGATTCCTGGCGATGCCGTTGACATCGTACTGAAGGTGCAGGACCATGCGTGCCTCAAACCAATTCTGTGACCATGACGCTGAACATGAAAAAACAGCATCGAAAACCCCGACGTCGGTGGATCCCGTGCGCGAAAGCAGCGGGGGGCGGTTGTTACAGGCCGCCTGAGAGTCCTTCGACGTCGGGGTTTTCTGTTTGAGGGGTTCACCATGACCAGCGTAGGACTGCTGACGGTCGCGGACATGAACGCGGCAGGCATCGGCGAGAAGGCCAGGGCCACACTGACCCGCGAATACGGATTGCGACGAGCTGCGGCCAGCAACAGAGCGGCAATGTGGGACCCGGTCAACGTGCGGGCGTCACTGCTGCGGCAGGGAGTCGGCGAGTCAGCGCGAGTGCCGATGCTGGAAGTTCCGCCAGAACTCCGGTGGATCATGCCAGAAGCCGACCAGCGGAGGGGTGAAGCATGAACGGTCAGACGTCAGAAACCGCACTCAGCCGAATGCTGGCTATCGTCGATGAGCACGACAAAGCCAAGTGGTTCCCGCCGTCCGCGTTCAACGTCGCGGCGTGGGCTCTGGCGTGTGGAGTCAGCGACAGCACGATAGACGCGTGGCTGAATCGGAACGGGGCGGCAATCGTCCGCAGGCCAGGCGGAGGGAGCAAGGCGGAGCGGTATGTCGCACTGGAAGACTTCTGGCCGGCGATCGAGGCTTCAGCGGCTGCTGTGACTGTCGACAAGCCGAAGCCGCGCCGGCGATCAGCGTAAGCACTCAACCACGTCACGGAGGGTCGAACGATGGGATCACCGGAAACGGAACTCGAAGAACTGCCAGAACTCGACCCGGAAGTTCCGAAGGGCTGCCCAACACCCGAGGACATCCGGCGCGAGTGTCGCCGAATTCAGGACGGGTGGAGTCCCGAGGACTTCGAGAAACGAGCCGCAGGAAACGGCCGGCAAAGGTGGTCAGTCCCAGGAGCTGAGAAGTGGGGAACCGTCTGGCAAGGCCGGCAGGCCCGGACGGACCGTTGCAGCGACTGGTGACGATCACTGTCGACCGCGACGTTCCAGACGCAACCGTCTGGCCGTCCAGAATCGTCCGTATCGTCGCCAGATGCGACGGACGGCGAGACGGTCGCCAGACTGGGCAAGCCGCAGCTGCCGGCGCAAATCGAGGGCTGTGGCGACGTGTGGGAGCGTTTCCGGTGTGTCCATGCTGGACAGGTCGAGAACGGCAGCAGGGACCGGACAGGGAATCTTGGAAGTCAACCGGATGACTTCCAGCTGAGCAAACAAAAACGGCCGGACGCGGTAGCAGCGCGAGCCGGCCAGAACATGAACCCCAAAGCCAGGAGCGGGATTCAATGCCCAACGGCAATTCTGACGTCCAGTACACCGTCTTCAAGGCCAAAGGTCGGCCGACCTACGTCGTGCAGTGGCGTGACCCGATCACCAACAAGGCGAAGACCAAGAGCACAGGCGAGACCACCAAGAAACGGGCGTTGATTGCGGCCGGCGACATCTTGGCGCAGGTCAACGCCGACCGGTTCGACAGCACGAAGCCGGCGACATGGGGCGAACTGGCCGACCGTTATCGAGATGAACACCTGGTGGCGAAGTCGTTGGGGACACGGCAAGCCGCCGAATCGCTGTTCAAGCTGATCACAACAGTGGTCGACCCGCATCTGGCCAAGACGCTGGATGAGCAGCAGATCGCGAAGCTGTGGAAGCATCTGCGGGAACAGAAGCGGTCACCGAACACCATCGGAAAGTATCAGCGGTCGCTGAAAGCGGTTCTGCGGTGGGCTCACAAGCGGCGATTGATCACGCGACTGCCGAGCGTCGACGTCCATCAGACCGACAGTGCCAAGGGGAGACCTCTGACCGGCGAGGAGGTCGACCGGTTGCACGATCGCTGCCGGAAGATGCACGGCGACCGGGCCGAGTCGTGGATTCACCTGATGCGAGGGATCGAACTGAGTGGACTTCGTATTTCTGAGGCGATGAACCTGACGTGGGACGATCCACGGCGCATCTGGATCGACAGCAGCGGCGAACATCCCCTGATGATTATCCCGGCCAGCTACCAGAAATCGAAGAAGCACACCGAATCGCCACTGTCCCCCGAGTTCATCGAGTTCCTGGAGCAGACACCAGCGGACGAGAGAACCGGATTCGTGTTCAACCCGCAGGCCGAGCGACCAGGGGCGTGCAACTACGAGCGTCCGTCCGTTCATCGTGCGAGCCGCATCATCGCCGAGACCGGTCGGGAAGCCGGCATCATCGTGAAGCATGACACCGAGCTGAACGACGATGGCTCACTGCGAGACCGGCACGAATACGCGTCAGCTCACGACCTGCGGCGCACGTTTGGCTACCGCTGGGCGACACGGATTCAACCGCAGGTGCTGATGCTGATCATGCGGCATTCCAACATCGCCACCACCATGCAGTTCTACGCCCAACTGAAGGCGTCGGACGCTGCGAGGGCGATGGCAGAGGCAGCGGCGAATGGATCGCATTCACGACGTTCACCAGTCCAGTCGAGGTAGCTCCACGGGACGCGGTCGGCGATCTACTAACGTTTTGACTAACACTCGCGGTTTTGGCCATTTCTGGTGTGCAATTCCAGAAATGAAAAAAGCCGCTTTCCTGAGTGGAAAAGCGGCTTTCTGGCGAGTGGACAGGGGCGGGATCGAACCGCCGACACCAGGATTTTCAGTCCGCCAAAAGCCGCCGACCCAACATGGACACAATACCGAGAAAGTCAGTTTTGGCGCAGTAAATCCGTCAATACAATGGTCTGCCTGTACTGCGTCGGTGTGCGGTCTGCGCTCGATTCTACTAACGTTTTGACTAACACCCCCCCGGAGTAGCAGCCGGGAGAGTCCAGCCAGGAGGGACCAGGCGTGAAGTCTGGGAAATATGCAACACTGACGTCGCAGGACGTCAGCGAGATTGTGGCAGCCACGCATCACAAGTTGAATCTGATGCACAGGGTTCTCCGGGATCTGGCCAAGACACTCCGGGAACTACCGTCCGGCGAAGCTGACCGCGTCGAGGCACAAGTGGAGGTTGTGCAAGAATATCTCCAGCCGCTTGCAGATGCTGTGCTCCGTCAATGCACCGAAGGTAGCGTGCTGTTCGCCGGCGACCCGCAATTCCATAGCGTGGTTGGTCTGGCGTCCGACCTGATTGACCAGTCTGGGCACTTCCCCCCGGATGATCTGGTGCGGTCGCACCGTCAGGAGTCCCCCCGTTGGAGAAACTCTATCGAGGCGACAGACGCGGCGTTCGTGCGCTTTGCCAGTCGCATGCAGCAGATGACAGCCAGGCACGACGGCCTCACGGTGCGTGAAGTTCTGATTGCTGCCGGTCGGCAGTTCGCCGAGTTCGGTGGCCACGCCTCAGGTGATCTGCTTGAGGCATTTGAACCGGTGTGGTCAGAGGTCGCACTCGAGGACGGCTGTATCGTCGACGAGCTGAGAGAACGGTTGCAGGTCGAGGTTTCGCTGTTGCGGAAGGCGTTCGCGATGGCTCAGCCGCTGGTTGCGGAGAATGTCGACACGGGCGTGAGATTGACGGAACGGCAGGAAAAACGAGCAGCCGCCAGCGATACACAGTGTAGCACCACAAAAAAGAAACTTGGTTCGCCTGACAGCCCCATCCTTCAAGACCTGATCGAACTGTGGAAGCAACAATGCCGAGCTGGCAACAAGCCACGCAAGGTGTCTCCATTCGTTGAGAAGTACCTCCGCAGCCGAGGCATCGCCAGCAGGAAGTCAATCAATTCCACACGAAGCAGTTTCTACAAATACCGCCACCTCTGGGATCCTAGTCACTCCGACTGACTCTCAGTCTGCAGTACCAGAACTGTAGCACCTGTATCACCACGGCCCGCTTTGCCATTGAGCGGGCCGTGTTTGCGTTTAGCCTTGCGACGTCGACCGAACGCCGAGTCGGCAAGACCAGTCACGCAACACAATCACAGGTGAGACAATGCCGCGCAGCAACACAGCCACGCCCGTAATCACGCCCGTCGACCGAGACGCAGTCTACACCCGTCGCCAGGTCATGCAGCTCCTGGAATGGGGCGAAGACCTGATGCAGCGAGCCCAACGTAACGGGCTGCGATTCTCAAGCCGGCACGGTCGCACATTCATCAGCGGTCAGGCGCTGGCCGAGTACCTCGTCGGCGACGAAGCCGAGTGTCCCGCTGGCTGTTGATATCGACCGAATTCGAGCCAACAGTCCCGCGATCCAACGGCCAGCAGCAAACCAGGACGGGACCGCTGCAGGTTGAAGGCGACCGGGGAAACGAAAAACGCGGGCAGCCGAACAAGCGCGGGAGGGGCTCGGCTGCTCGCAAAACTCAAGGCCGGCGGGACCGTCACGTTCACCGGCCGATGCAGGGAGGTGACTCCTACAGTGTCACATGATACATCCGGCACGGACGGCCGGACAATCCCGTCCAAGTTCGTACTTTCAACAGCGTGGGACTGTGCCGAAGGCGACTCCACGCTGTGCTGCCCCGAATGCGGGTGGCAGCACGTCCACATCGGTTCGGTTCAGGTCCTGCAAGGCCACCAGACCACGACCGTCCGCTGCGAAGACACGCGGACCGAGGGGTCGAGTCGGCATCAGCGCAAGCGAGGTTCTGCGGTCGCCGTCTGCTTCTGGGGTGAATGCGGTCACCGGTGGAGCTACACCTTTGAATTCCGCAAAGGAATCACGACCGTCGCCACCCACGCGATGCCCAAGCGTGACCCCGCGGCTCCTGTTGATGAACTGTGGAGGGACTAATGGGTTCCTCACTTCATTTTGTCGACTGGACCGCAGTCGAAGCACAACAACCGGGCGACGTTCGTAACGACCGAGGCCGCACGGATGACTTCATCAACCAGGCGGTTGACCGGATCGGTCTGGATCGAATCTTCGATGCTCCGGAACACCAGTTTCAGAAGTCCAGCGACAAGTGGCGCGGCGGCTGTCCGTGGCATGAGTCAACGTCCGGCACGAGTTTCACAGTCGACCCCGAAACAGGACTCTGGCACTGCGCCGGCTGTCAGAAGGGCGGCGGAGCCGTGCAGTATCTGCACTGTCGGCGATTCGGCATCAACGCGACCAGTCCGCGTGGTGCGGAATTCACAGCAGTGCTCAAGCAACTGTCTGAGCTGTCGGGACTGCCGCTTCCAGGTGTGTCCGAGTCGCCCGAACAACGACAGCACCGAGACGCAATCGACCGACGTCGGCAAGCACTGGAGCAGTGGAACGAGCAGTGCCAAGGCTATCTGTGGTCGGACGAGCCGGAGGCAACCGCAGCGCGGGACTACATGCGATCGCGTGGATTCTCCCGGGACGACCTGAAGGACATCGGGTGCGGTCTGGCTGTCGTGAATCCACAAACCGATGCCGATCCGCAGGAACTGCGGAAGTGGCACATCGGACAGACATGGTGGCGGAACTACATCACGTTTCCATGGTGTGATGAGTCAGGCCAGCTGCTGACAATGTACGGCAAGGTCAGCGGTGGGACTCCGGCAGAGGGGCGACCGAAGACGTTGGCACTGGCCGGTGATGGGACCAAGCGGAGTCCGATGTATTTCGACCGGGCGCGGCTAGCTGGCCATCGTGACATTGTGCTGGTCGAAGGCGTGACCGATGCCGCGATCGCACAGGTCAGAGGCGATACGCGGGTGGTGGCGTGCGTTGCAGCTCAACTGAGCACAGACCAGGTCGAAACACTGAGGCGGTGCGGTGTGACGTCGGTGACTGTTGCACTCGACCCGGACAAGGCCGGCATCAGTGGTAACCGGTCGTGTCTGCGGCAACTGTCTGAAGCCGGCATTCCGTGCTACGTCGCGCCGCAGCTGCCCAACGGCCAGGATCCTGATGAGTTCATCGTCGCCCGAGGTGTCGGCGCGTGGCGTGAGCACATCGCACAGGCCGAGAACGGCTTTAGGATGGTGGCAAGGCAGATCATCGAGGAAGCCACCAACGGTGAGCGATTCGACGATCGGACAACGTCCGCTGTCGTGCGAGAACTCAAAGAGCTGCTGGCCTGCACACCAGCGGAGAACCTGCCTGGCCTGGAAGCTCACCGCGTGGTCTGGGATGAGTTCCGAGAGCAGCTGGGCTGTGATGTAGCGACAGCCGAGCGACTGACCGAGGTGACTGAAGCCGAGCAGAACCGGCGGACTGTCAGCGAGATCGGGCAGCGGCTGCAGGCTGCCGCAACATCTGGAGACATCGCACAGGCGCGGACTCAACTCGAGCGCCTTGAATTGGTGCTGACGCCACCGAAACTGAGCCCGCAGGTGCTCACGTTCGGTCAGCTGCAGGATGGATTCCCTGAGCTGCGCCCGGTGTTAATCGACGGGTTGCTCCGACGTGGCGAGACGATGAACGTCGTCGCACCGTCGAAGCTCGGCAAATCGTGGCTGTCGATGATGCTGGCCGTTGCTGCGGCTGCCGGCGACAAGCGGTGGATGCAGTTCGACGTGACCAGGTCGCGAGTTTTGCACGTCGACACCGAGCTTCACCCGGAGACGCTCGCAAATCGACTGCGCCGCGTGGCCGGCAAGATGTTCATTCCGCAGGTCAACATCGGCGACACATTGCGGATTCTGCCGACACGCGGCACAGGCTGGCACGTCGAGCAGCTTGATGAGGTGCTGAATCAACAGTCAGCCGATCTGGTCGTGGTCGATGCACTTTACCGGGCGATTCCACCCGAGGTCGATGAGAACGACAACCGGGCGATGGCCGAGGTCTACAACGGTCTCGACAGTGTCGCGCGTCGGCATGATGTGGCGCTTGTGCTCATCCATCACAGCACGAAGGGCGATCAGTCGTCGAAGTCACTGGTCGACATCGGGGCGGGTGCTGGTTCGATGGCCAGGGCGGCAGACACTCACCTAGCGCTGATCGAGCACAAGGTCCCCGATTGTGCGGTGCTGCGGGCTGTCTGCCGATCGTTCGCAACACCCGAACCGATTGTGATTCAGCGCGAGCACCCGCTGTGGAAGGTGAACCTAAATCTCGACCCGCAGGACATCCTGATTCGGAAGCCAGGGCAGCGCCGGGACAAGAAAGCTCTACCGGATAATCCCGAACCGGAACCGGGTACGGCAACGCAGGCACGCACGAAGTACTTCGACGGAGGTGCTGCCTGATGAGTGCTCCGAATCGGTTCTTCGCTGCCAACGCATTCGTCGACATCTCGGCCGCACAGCTGGGCAATCCCGCAGCTGTGGCCGTCTGGTTGACCATGTGGCTGTGGGCTGACAAGCGCGGTCGTGTGTGCGTGTCTCACAGCCGGCTGGCCAAGGCACTCGGAGTCAGTCCACGGACCATCAGAAGGCACTGCGAGCAGCTCCGGAAGTGTGGTTTGCTGATCGTCATTCACGGAGGCGGCAACCTGAACGGACAACGGCCGAACACCTACCAACTGAACCCGGAACACGCACCCCAAGAGGTGACCCAGGAGGACACACAAGCCGTCGATCCAGCCGGCTGAACAAAGACTAATCGAGGTCAGTGGCGTCCTAAGTGAACAAAACTGATCGAGGACAAATCGGGTCAAAACCGAGGACAAATCGGGTCAAAACCGAGGTCACAGCTGGCCACCTTACAGCGACAGCGACAGCGGGTTGGGCTCCTGACGTCGCCCACCCGCAGACAGCGAGAGAACAATTCCCGACCCCACCGAGGGAAGGCAACACCAGCCGACCGACACGCGGCATCACAGGACCATCACCCAACTCAAAGCGCGACTGTTAACACTCAAGGAGTGGGTGCAATGAGCGACCCGACGCTACCGCTGAAGAATCGAGGTAAATTGATAGGGATGATTTGCAATGAGATACACGATGGCGGCGAAGCGCTCGACAACATCCCTGCCAGCTTGGTCAAGCTCTATGAGTCTGGTTATTGGCGCGAGTTTGAAATTTACAACGGGACCGTTGTTAGACATGAGCGGTTCATTGATCTGATAACAGGTGACCTACCGAATGGATTCAGGACACCGCTTGCGTTTATCGACAAACTGATGCGTGGAACCAAGCACGAACCGAAATGGCAGGCGATTAAGGCCGAGGAACTTGAGCCGGCGGCGAAGCATGGTGGTGACAGGGCTGAGCAAGCGCGTGATACGCTCTTGATGTCGCACCATGACAACACGGAAGGCATCCTGCGTCGGCTGAAGCGTGACGGTCACACCGAGCAACTGGCGGCGATCACTGCCGGGGAAATGTCGGTCAATCAGGCAGCCATATCGGCAGGCTATCGCAAGCGGCGGGCGAGCATCCCGCTGGATAACGTCAAAGCGGCAATCGATGTCGTGGTGAAGCATTTCGGAAATGCCGAGGTGCTGGCGGACGTAATGCGAAGAATGGGCACGGATGCATGAGTTGGATCAAGCTCCGGAATGACTCACAACGCGCCCGATAGTCGCCACGAAAACACTTGAGGCCATGGCGTTCTGCGATCACTTAATTCAGCGCACGGAGGCAACATGAACTCATCGGAGACCCCGAGCGTCTGCCGCGTCTGCGGACATGCTGGCGACTTCGACCCGGTAGACCAGGTGCGGCGGTTGTTCCGCTGCCAGGACTGCCGGCAGATGGTGACCGGTGACGGTCGGGCGTGGCTGGATCCGTTCAAGCCGCCGGCCAGGCCACAACGTAAGCGACCGACACCATGGTGGGGCAAGCGGAGGGAGGGCCGATGAGCTGCGACCTGCCGGACCCATCCGCACCGTTCAGGATGCTCGAAATTGCACCCGAGGTGCTGCCGAAGACGCTGGAGCGAGCGACTTGGTTCGTGCTGTGGATGCTCAGCGACCGCGCCGGTTTCGTTGAGATCGGACTTGAGGAACTGGCCGACTTGGTGGGCGTCAAGCCACGGACGTGTCGCGAGTATCTGCAGCGGATCATTGGGGCCGGCATGGTCGAACAACTTTCAAAGCGCCGACTAACTAAGAAATCGCCACCACTGTGGTTTCGCGTTCACGGCGAACCAGTCAGCACGACAAGACCTTCGAGAATCACCCAGAACGGCCGCAGGCAGGCCAGGACGGCCAACGAGCCGAATTAAGGACACATCGCCACACAGGCGAAATATGAAGCTCTGACGACGTGCCACACACATCAACGTTGGATAGAAGTGTTAAGACCGTGTCGCATCGTGACATATTGGGCTAGACGGATTTGCAAAGTGGCGGATGCTGGAGCGATAGGCACTTAACAACGGAGGTTCAGATGTTCGTCAACATGCGAAATCGACCCGCTGCAATGATGACCGCATCACAGGCCGCACAGGCACTCGGCGTGGACGCCCGGACGGTCTATCGGCTGATTCAGTCCGGCAGCCTGCCGGCGATTAATTGCAGCACTGGCACTGCTGTACCACGGTGGCGAATCCGCGCGGAGGACTTCCGTAGATTCCAGACCCGCAGGATGAGCGTCGCAGCACAGGACTGAGGACCGTCAGCCGGCGATATGTCGGCGAAATCTGTAGGAGCAATGCCGTGGCAACAATCGGCGATCTGGTGGTTAATCTGACGGCGAATAGTTCCAGCTTCAATCGGCACATGTCTGAGAGCCAGGCAATGGTCCGCAGATTCGGGCAGTCGTCTGCCCAGGCGAGTGCAACGGCTGCTAGCGGATTCAACCGCGCCGAAATGAGCTTGGGAAAAATGGCCGGCGCGTTTATCGCTGTGAACGCGGCCGCAGCGGCGACACGCGCGACGATCGGCGGCGCTGTCAGTGTGATTAAAAGCTCGATCACAGCCGCTGCGCGTGTCGAGACGTTGGCCACGCAATTTGAGGTTCTAACCGGCAATGCGGACGATTCCGCACAACTTCTTGCCGACATCTCACGGCTGGCAGCGACAACCCCGTTTCAGAAGATGGAGCTTGCCGATGCCGGCCGGAAGCTGCTGGCGTTCGGCAGTGCAGCAGCGTTTATCCCGCAGCAACTCCGGGAAATCGGTGACATCGCAGCTTTGACCGGCAATGACATCTCTGATTTGGCCGAGATTTACGGCAAGGCTCGCGTTCAGGGCCGGCTGTTTGCCGTGGATATCAACCAGCTCACCGGCCGCGGAATTCCGATCATCCAGGAACTGGCTCATCAGTTCGGTGTGACGGATGCTGAGGTTAAGAAGCTGGTGTCTGACGGACAGGTCGGGTTCGCGCAGTT